GCCTACGCCCGACATCGAGGTGGAGGCGGGCATCACCTGCAAGGAAACGGGCGCGATTGGAAACGGACTGCCGAAGGGAACGCAGATGCAGTTTGTCACGCCGAACGTCGCGGCTGTGGCCATTGTGACGACCGAGGAAGCGACAGGCGGACAGGCCAAGGAGAGCGACGACGCTTACCGCGAGAGAATCCGCACCTACGGACTGGCCAGCACGACGACAGGCCCGCAGAGTCAGTATGAAAGCGTCGCCAAGAACGTGAGCAGCGAAATCATCGATGCGCGGGCGCTCAATCTGGGTGCGGGCGAGGTGGGCGTTTACCTGATTCTGGCACACGAGAGCGGCGCACAGGCGATTGTGGAGGGCGTTTACAACGCCCTGAGCGCGCAAAACGTGCGCCCGCTGACCGATCATGTGACGGTAGCGGCCGCAAAGGAAAAGGCATACGCGCTTTCGGCGCTGTGCGTACAGGAAAACGGGCAGAACATCAAAGAAGCGCTTCTGAGCGCGGCGCAGGCTTATCTCGACTGGCAGAACAACACCATCGGGCGGGCGTTTAACCCGGACAAGCTGATGGCGATGCTCTATCAGGCGGGCGCGCTGCGCGTGACATGGAAAGAAGAGAGTGCATTTGACGGCGGGGCAATCGCCTATACGCAGGTGGACGCGGACACGCGATGCACGGGCGAGGTCAAGCTTGAGGTGGTGGACGAATGAGCGAGCTGAGCGATTTTTTCCCGCGCTTTCTGCTGAATGACAAGAACGGCTATGCGCTGGCCTGCGCGCTATTACGCGGCATGACCCTCATGCAGGAAACGGTAGATGCAGGCGTGGCCTGTGTGCAGGACGTGAACGCCATGCCGGAATGGCGGCTGGATGAAATGGCGTGGGAACTGGGCTGCCTGTATGATTACAGCGCGAGCGTGGACGTCAAACGGGAATGGATTCGGCAATCGACACCGTTTGCCGCGATGAACGGCACGCCGCAGGCGATTTACAACTATCTGCGCGGTTTCTTCGAGCGGGTCGAGCTGGAGGAAAACTGGCTTTACGGCGGAAGCGCATTCCATTTCCGGGTGACGGTATCGGGCGAATGGAACGCGCGCAACGAGCGATGGACGCGCATGGCGATCAGGCAGAGCCAGAATGTGCGCAGCGTGCTGGACGATCTGGCGTTTACCAACCACACGAGAATCACCATTCATGCGGAAGGCGGGGCGATGGCCGCATTCCGCTATCCGCGCGCGGGCGAACTGCTGTGCGGCACGACACTGTAACGGAGGGAGGAAACGGGCATGATGACAAACGCGGCGATGGCAAGCATGCGCGCTTACCTGCTGACAAGCATTGCCTACGCACAGTACCGTTCCGGCGGCGCATACACCAGAGCGGAAATTGAAACGCGCGGCACCATGACGGACGGGCGGGTTTATGTGACCTTCATTATCGACTACGCCACGGTAGGCAGCGCGGCAGTGACGGAGGTGCAGCTCTTTGACAAGCGCGACACGTTATGGGCAAGCAAGAAGGAAAACATCACGCGAGAGGACGCCAAAGACGGCCTGCCCTACCGGTTTATGTTTGCCATAGACGAAGTTTAAGAAGGGAGGAAACCGTATTGGCATACAGGCGGATTCACTGGAAGGACAGGCGCGTAGAACGCCCGCGCACCTATGTGCTGACGCCCAACGCAGACGGAAGCCAGACGCTGACCGACGCGCCCGGCGAAGTCACACAGGAAGGAACGCCGATTTCGGCGGAAAACCTGAACCGCGCAGAAGAAGCGCTGCTGCATTACGCAATCGCGGTAGACATGCTGATTGGCCTTGTGCGGGCCGGCGCGGCGCAGTCGAGCGCGCTGACGCGGGAAGAAATCGAACTGGCCATTGCGCAGGCGGGCGACGACGGGGAAGAGACGCAGACGGCCATATTGGGGCAGGCCGTGATCGGACAAGTAAAATTGGGGTGAGCATATGGCATACAGCAAGCAGAATTTCAGAGACGGCGATATTTTAACCGCCGAACAGCTCAACCGCATGGAGGAAGGCATTCTCAATGCGGAGGAAGGCACGGCGGGCGCGGACGGATACAGCCCGACGATTGACGCGCAGACGACAGAGGACGGCGTGACGCTTGAAATTACGGACAAAAACGGAACGAAACGCGTTTCTGTTCAAAACGGTAAAACGCCGAAAATCCAGGTCAAGGCGGTTACGGGCGATGCGGGAACGGAAGCCAAAGTCGAGCAGAGCGGAACGCCGGAAGAGCCGGTGATTGTCTTTACCATTCCCAAAGGCGACACGGGCGGCGGAGAAAATCTGTCGCCCATGACGGAAGCGGACATCGACAAAGCCATTTCTACGACGTAAGGGAGGAAAAGCAAATGGCTGCGGATTTGTGGCGAAACGCCCTGATTCTGGTATGGCCGCCGGGCGGGAGAAACGACGGCGCAATCCTTAAATCAAAAAACAGACGACGATATGGAGGAACAACATCATGAGCAAATTTTTGAATAACGAAGGCCTGCTGTACCTGTGGGGCAAGATCAAGACTTATGTTACCGGCGTGCTGCCCAAGAAGGTTTCCGAACTGGAAAACGACAGCAAGTTCATCACCCTTTCCGACGTGCCGGAAGGCGCGGCGGCGAGCAACACCGTGCCGAAAGCGAACGGCACGGCCAGCGCGGGCAAGGAAGCCGCTTTTGCGCGCGGCGATCACGTTCACCCGCACGACGACACGAAGGTCGATAAAGTGAACGGTAAGGGCCTTTCGACCAACGACTTCACCAACGACGACAAAAACAAGCTGGACGGCATCGCGGCAGGCGCGAACAACTACACCCTGCCGACCGCCGGAAGCGCGCTGGGCGGCGTAAAGACGACCAGCGACGTGAGCGACGCGAAGGGCTACACCCCTGTTCCCATTATCGGCGGCGTTCCGTACTATAAAGACACGGACACGACCTATGAAAACATGGGCGCGGCGACGGCCAGCGCGGCGGGCAAGAGCGGCCTCGTTCCGGCTCCGGCGGCGGGCGCTCAGGCGAAATATCTGCGCGGCGACAGCACGTGGGGCACCCCGACGAACACGACCTACAAGGGCGCGACGCAGAGCACGGCGGGCCTGCTGAGCACCGCCGACAAGAAGAAGCTGGACGCTTTCGGCGAGGCGAGCACGTATGCGACGAAGGAAGACGTCACCAAGCAGATTGCGGATGCGGGGCACATCAAGAAGCAGATCGTGGAGAGCCTGCCCGCCGCCAGCGCGGCTGCCGATAACGTCATTTACATGGTCGCCAAGAAAACGGCCAACGGCGACAACGCCTATGACGAGTACATGCTTGTGAGCGGCAAGCTTGAGCACATCGGCGACACGCAGGCGGACATCGAGACGCTGACGACCGACGACATCGACGCGCTGATTGCACAGGCGCAGTAAAACGGAGGGCGCGCATGGGCTATCTGGACGGAAGCGGACTGTCGTACCTGTGGCGCAAAATCAGATCGGCGATCGGCGCGCAGGCTACGCCGCGCAATCTGCTGGACAACAGCGATTTCACCCATCCGATTGCGCAAGCTGGCATTGGCGGGCTGCACGGCGCGGCTGCATATGCCGTGGACCGCTGGGTCAGGACAGACGGCGCGACGGTATCCGCTGATGCAAACGGACTAAAAATCGTATCGGACAAGACAAACTGGGTCGCGGGCATCAGGCAGCGAATCGAGGCGAAACGGTTTGCCGACGTGATGACGCTTGCGGTGCGCGGCGTTTTCCCGGTGGAGTGCCGGTTGTATGCGTACATCGGCAGCGGCACCGTGAATTTTGGAACGGCTTACTTCAAAGGAGAAGCGGCGGAACGCACGCTGATTCTCAAGCTGACGAAACCCGAAGGCCTGACCGGCGACGAAGCGGTGAACCTGTACATTTCGCCGGACACGGGCAGCACCGGCACGGCGGCGGTCGTCCGCTGGGCGGCGCTCTACGAGGGCGAATACACGGCGGAAACCCTGCCGCCGTATGTGCCGAAGGGATACGCGGCGGAACTGGCCGAATGCTTGCGATATTATCGGAGGATAACGGCGACGAACGAAACGTTCGCGGGGTATTGTGCAAACGGTGTATCTTATTGCATGATTCCATTGCAAACAATGCGCATTAAGCCGTCACTTGTACCATCAGGGAAATTTTATTACACTCTTGGAAATAAGCAAGGAACGACAACCGCAACTGCAACAGCGCACAGCGCAAACGTCAACAGAGCAATTATTAAATGTGCAATCACTGAAACAGGTATTTTGACGGGTACGATATCGCCGCAAGGAGATATTGACATTTCTGCCGACCTGTAAAGGAGGGATGACATGGACACGGAAAGCTGCAAGGTGCTGGTGCAGACCGACGAAGCGGGGCGCGTGACGGCGATCAACAGCGACGCGTTTGTGAGCGGCGACGGCTGGACACCGATTGGCGAGGGGGGGGGGGGCGGAACACA